CTAGGCTTTAAGCATGGTTTGCAACCTCATTTGGGTATTATCGATAATCAGTACCGTGGAGGTATGGGTATTAAGATTTATAATTTCACTGACGTTGGTTATACTTATAACGTCGGAGACAAGGTTTCTCAATTCGTTGTCTACGAGTTGATTGATACAGAAGTTGAATGGAGTGATACAGTTTATGAAACCAATAGAGGATCAAAGGGCTTTGGCTCAACTGGTAAATAATATTAACATTCAGTCAATAGATTGTCCTGAAAACGGAGAATGTGACGTGAAATATAAAGTCAATCCAGGTTTCTTCGACCTTTTGGAAAAACGAAAGTTTAAGAAAATGTTCGAAGGAATGGACCTTGATTCAATCGTAAAAACTGTTATACTTCAATACCTGTGAATAAAGTACCGGCTAGTTATATTTGGTTCGAAAAGTACCGCCCTCAGACTCTGAAAGATATTATTCTTCCAGATAGCATCAGAGCTACTATCGAAGAGTATGGTCGTCAAGAGAATATTCCGCATTTGATGTTCGTTGGTAAGCCTGGCTTGGGAAAGACCAGTCTTGCTAAGATCATTGTGAAAGATGTTCTTAAGTGTCAATATTTGTATATTAATGCCTCAGATGAAAACGGTATCGATGCAATCAGAACTAAGGTTGTTGCATTCTCTCAAACCAAGTCTATTGATGGTCGAATCAAAGTTATTATTCTTGATGAGTGTGATGGTTTGACTCAAGACGCTCAGAAAGCTTTGCGTAATGTAATGGAAGAGTTTCATAAAGTTACTCGATTCATTCTTACTGCTAACTTTGGTCATAAGATTATCGGTGCATTAACTAGCCGGTGTCAGAAGTTTGATACTCAGATCTCAAAGCCTCAGTTTAAAGAACATCTGCTTAATATTCTTACAAAAGAGAATGTTACTTCAGAAGAATCTCAGGTTGAGGCTCTTGTTGAGCAATATTACCCTGACCTACGTTTGGCTATTAACGAATTGCAGAAGAATTGTAGGTCAGGGTCTTTGCAGACTGCTTCTAATAAGCAGAACATTGCTCTTGTGAAGGGTATCTTGATTAATGTACTTTCAAAGAAAGATTGTACTGTTATTCGTAGACACGTTATTGAAAATGAAGAAGTCTTTAATGGGGATTATCCAGGGTTGATGAGACACCTGTTTAACTTCATTAATGAGTTTGAATTTGACGAAAAAATAAAGCGTAAAATGCTCGTTACCATTGCAGATCATTTGTATAAATCTGCTTTTGTAATGGATCAAGAGATCAACTTTTACGCTTGTTTGTTGGCGATGGTTTAGTAACCCTTCATGTAGCTATCGTATCTTAGCTTATGCTTCTGAGCACCTGGCAACGTTGTATTAGTTGTTGGGTTGCTTGTAACATTCTTATCAGTTTGTGGAATATTACCTGGATCTTCATTTCCAGGAGGAGCGTCAATCTTAGGGTAGCTAGGGTGCTGAGTATCCATGTATCTAGCAGTGCTATTAATCTGTTGTACTGGTTGTGGCTTAATAATCTCGTTATTTGGTCTTACTAGCTTTGGATAAATAGGGGTTTGGGTTCTATTTTCTCCACCAGTCATTAGCAACTCAACAAGGTAAGAAGGTACAGTCACTTTGTCAGTGAAGAGGCCTGGAGCAATCTCTCTTGTAATATCGAGATAAAATGCATCTGGCTCATAATCCTTACCAGCCATACTAAAGCCGTATGGTGATTTAACATGGCTAACACGAAGATAGTCACCAGAAGTGGCTAGCTCTCTTAGCATATTAATCTTCTCAACTGATTGGGTCTTAGACCAAGGCCCTGTAAAGGCTTCTTGTTTAATTCTAACTAGATCTCCGCAAAGAAACCCGTTGCGAGTAAATCTGTCATAATGTTCTTCTATAACTTGTTCAAATCGAGATGCCATATATAAATATTTATGTAATTCGTTCAAAAATTTATAAATAATTAACAGATGGCAACAGTAAACCTTAACAGTCTATTCCAGAAGCCAGTTAATCCTAATAGTGCTATTAAGTACATTTATCAGGACTTTAACGTTATGTCTATGGAAACGCTATATACAAACAATATAGCTGCTCGTAAAGTAAAGACTGATCTTAATGTTTCCTATGATGTAGCTGCTGTTAAGAATAGCATTTCTAATCTTTTATCTACTAAAAAGTGTGAGAAGATTCTTAGCCCTGAATATGGATTAAGAATAGAAGATTATCTATTCGAACCAGTTACAAGCACAACTGCATCAGCCATTGCTAATGAGATTCTCAACGCCATAACAATTTATGAGCCTAGAGTACAAATTGTAGACTTGCAAGTAATTCCTTATCCAGATCAATACTTGTATGTTATTAATTTGGTCTTAAGAATACCAACATTAAAACAATCTCTTTCATTGCAAGGCACAATTCAAGGTGATTCAATAACAATTTTATAACTATGGCTACAGGTGTTTATCCAGAATTTAAATTAGCTCCAAATGCTTATACAGCATTTGATGCCACAAGTCTTAAGCGCTTAATGATTGAGCGTCTTAATTCTCCATCTAATGCAGTTTTTACAGATCAGAATTTCGAGGGCAGCAATTTAAATGCTATTATTGACATTGTAGCCTATTCTTATCAAACTTTGCTTTTCTATCTCAACCAAACTTCAAGCGAGGCTGTTTTCACAGAGTCTCAACTTTATGAAAATATTAACAGAATTGTAAAACTACTCAACTATAACCCAGTTGGACCTCAAACTTGTGCTCTACCTTTTATTGCTAACTCTTCTCAGTTAAATGCAGGTGTTTATACTATTCCAAGATACTCTTTCTTGAATGTAAATGGTTTAAATTACACATTTACTCAAGATATTACTTTTGAAAAAACATCTCAGGCTGGAATTAATGAAATTTTAAAGCAATTTAGCTCTACTTATTTACTATACCAAGGAAAAATGGTTGAGTATCCAACTCAAACATCTGCTGGAGTAGCATTTGAAACAGTAGCTCTATTACCTGGTAATTCTGTAATTGTAGACAACTTCAATATTTTCGTATATATCTTTGAAAGACAGACAGGTACATATGTTCAGTACAACAGAGTAGATAGCTTATTCTTATATGGCCCACAAGATAGAGTTTGTGAGATTAGATTAAACGAAAACAAACACTATGAAGTAAAGTTCGGTGATAATATTACAGGTAGACAACTTCAAACAGGAGATTTAATTGCTCTATATTTCCTACAATCTGATGGTACTGACGGTCAAATTAACGCTAATAAGTTAAACGATACTCCAATCTCATTGTTTAATACTCCAAGATTCAATCAAATCTTTACAGATGTAAGAGATGATAATTTAACATATCTTACAGCTACCCAAATTTTAGCACTCAATATAAACAACAATGTTGACTCTACTGCTTTCTTTGATGCTGAAACTGTTGAGTCTATTCGTACAAGAGCCCCACAAACTTTTACTTCTCAATACAGATTAGTAAACGCAACTGATTACGAAAATTTCGTTTATACTAACTTTGCTAGCTTTGTATTCTCTACAAAAGTACTAAGCAACACTCAATATTTAAATACCCACTTAAAGTACTTAACAGATAGCTTAAAATTAAACGATCCAAATTTAGATACAAACGTATTATCTAACCAGATATTATTTTCTTCGTCTTGTAACTTTAATAATGTTTACATTTACTGTGTACCTAAAACTTCTGCTTCTAGAATTACAACAGTAACTAAAAACAACTTTATTACTCCTGCACAAAAGAACTTTATCATATCTGCTATTAACTCAGTAAAAACAGTTACAGCTGAGCCAATTGTTATGGATCCAGTTTATATGGCTTTCCAATTTGGCTATGGTTCTAGTGTTGATGATTCTGCTATTCAAGAAACCAATTTCGGTGCAAGAATAATTGTTACAACAAATCCTAACGTTGTTGTAAATAGAGACAAAATTAAGAGCACAATTGTATCTACAATTCAGAGTTACTTCGACTTACAATCCTTAGGCGGAACAGTAAACATTACAGATTTAAATGCTCAGATTTTAGACATTGTAGGAGTACAATCAATACAGACTGCTAATTTAAATGGAGCGAGAAACGGGTTGAGCTTTATTTATTACAACTTTCAATACCCAAACATTGATGTAAAATCTTCTGTATCTTCTGTAGTATTGCAAGATTTTATGTTCCCATATTTACCAGATTATTTTACCTTAGCTAACTTAATTACTATTCTCTAATGAGTGTAACCTATTCAATAATTACCGGTAAAGGAAATACAAGAGAGTATGTTGTTAACAGCAACAGCATCTACCCTGTTTCCTCATATACAGGGGTACCTGT